TTTAATAATTTTAGTTATTTGTGGGGTGGACGCGTCTGTTATTTCTTTAATATAGATGTATAATGCTTTTTTGTTAAATATATCTAAATTTTCACTTTTTCTAAATAACTCCAATATAGCGTCTGCTATCTGAGCATCTTTATGTTTTGGAAATAAATGAAATAAATGGAAATCAACATATTTAGTTAACTGTTTTAAAAATGAAGGTACTTCATAAACATTATTTTCATTTTTTTCACTAAGATTAACTAAGTTAACTAATATTGTTTTATCCTCATCAATTGCTTCAACTGTTGCTCTATCTTTTAGTTTCTTATAATTAGCATTATTGTATAATATTAAATAACGCTTAGCAATTGTACCAAAATAACTAAATGCCTTTCCTTTTTCTGATTTATATAAATGTAATTTTTCTAATAAAAATGCAACTACTTCATGTTGCAATTCAGGGATTGTATCCACTTCTGTATAGTAAAACTTAAAAGTATGAATGATATTTTCAGCCAACTTATGGAACGCATAATTAATCCTTTCATTAAATATTTCATTTCGTTTTTTAGTGTCTTTAGTCTTTAAATACTCAACAATAGCATCTTCAGTATCTTGGGTAAAGTAGATATTCGCTTTTTTTGGTTTACGTTTACGAACAGTACCTTTTTTAGTAAGTAATACTTCTTCTTCAGCCATATTAATTTTTAAGATAGTGGTTTAATGAATCTTGTATGTTTTTCAAATTACGAAAGAAAAAACCTATTTGATCATCAGACTTAAAAGCCTCAGTCAAATCAACTGCTTCGAGTTGTTTATTTGATTCATCTACAATAGCTGTTATACTATCAATAATAATTTGTTGTTTAGTAGCAATTTGTTCTAATTTAGCTACTTTTTGATTTAAGTTGTAAATAATAAATCCTACAACAGTAGCAATCCATAGTACAATTGAAATAATTCCTAGTATCATATTATATATTTTTCATTAGTTCTGCTAAAGCTGGGTTATTCATTTTTTTCATAGCTTTTGCTTTAACATTACTATTATTTTTATTAAAATTAGTTTCTTTATATGTTTTTTCAACACGTGGTCCTAATAATTTAGGCAACCATTCAACTTCAAACTCAATACGAGCTGCTAACAAATCAGCCTGATGTAAGACATATATAAGTGAAGTACGGGGTTTCGTTTCAGGTGTGAAACCCATTAAATAAGCTTTATTTGATTCATCATATAGTCCATCATGTGTTTTTATAGCGATCATTTCATTCTTAGTAGGTGCAATATCATTACTTATTAGTAAAAATAATCCACGATCAGGAACAGTCATATACTCTAAACGATCATTAAACATATAAGTTTCATTTAACTTATCTCGTCTCCATTGGTCTGTCTGTTCAATGTATGACGCGTTTTGTTCATCTCCAAATTTACCTAGATCATGATTGATAGCTGAGAATACAAGTTCCTCAGTTGTATAAGTATCTATCATTCCCATTTCTCTCCAAACAGCATCTATCTTAAGAGCTGCTTCAACTACTCTATTTACATGGTCAACATAACCACCTGGAAAGCAATTATGATATTGTGACTTGTGAGACGCGGGCATCATAATGAAACGTTCATCATATTTGTTATAAAAATCTAACAATTTAATACCTCGTTCTCCTGAGATATATTGCTGGATAGTATTAGTAAACTTAGTCCAATTAGCTTGAATTTGTTCTGGTGTTAGCATAACTTTTATTTAGGTGTGGATTAATCTTGTTCTGAGTTTATTAATGTTTTAAGTTCTTCAACTTTATCTTTCATAGTTGATAGCATTTCTTTAGCTACACTAATGTTAAAATTAGGATCACTAAATTTAGCCCCAAATCCAATTAGCATATTTTCAAGTTGATCTAGTTTGTGTTGTACTGGTTGTTTGTATCTCATTTTATATATGATTTTATGATACCTACTAAATGTGGTATCGTGTCAAATGTACGTAATGTATCTGTTATATCCAAACTTGTTTCTGAAATTATAGTAATAATAGTAGATCCTAAGTCAATGAAAACAATTGGGTATGTATCTGTTTTAAATTTTTGTTCTACACTATCAGCAAAATCAGAGAATTGATTAGCGTCAATATTAATATAGGTTATTCCACAACTGTCTAATTCATCTTTCAACCATATACAATAATCACAATCACCTAATGTCACTATCCTAACTCCTACTTCTCCATTCATTCCATCCTTGCTCATAAGTAACTTATTAATTTATTAATGTTATATAAAAAATATGGGAAAAATCCTGGGAGGCCAAACTTACTTATTGAGATCAACCAAATATTTCCAACGGCCTTTACCCGGGATTTAACGGGGTAAATATTGTTTATATAAATATATATGAGGATCAAATTTTAGTGGTTTAAAGTGGTGATATGGTATATTTAATGCCCAATTCATTGACGATACTAATAGCATCTTTTGAATGCATATAAAACATTTCACGATTACCTGATACACGAACTGCATCTAAATGTTCATGAATTTCTTGTTCAAGTTTATAAGAGCTAAAACATTTAAATGAATAAACTGGTATCCATGGAGTAGGTACACCTGTTGCTCCTGAAATTTCTTTTGCTCGTTCTTCTACTTCACGTACTGTCATTCCTATTTTAACCATGTCTGGCATTGATTTGTTTACTAAAACATAAACATACTCGGTAGGAACTAAATTACCACTTTGATCAAAAGGTGAGTCTTGATAATAATTCACATACTCCCAACCCGGCATAGCTGGGTCAGGAGTTAATGTGAACGCTGTGGCTTTACGACAAACTACATCTGGTGATAGCTCATTCATGTCTAACGGCTTATAAAAATGAGCGTCTTCTATTGTTATTTTCTTAAGTGGTTTCATACTATTTGAATTATATTTTCTCTTAGCATTCTATCAATTTTCTCTCTAACAACATTAGGATGTGTGTTAAGATATGTTTGTTGATATTCCATAGGACCTACAATCCTACACCATTCATTTAAGTCATTAAATATATTTTCTTCATACGCTCCTTCAACATACATTCCTGCGTCTGTAATTAGTCTTTCTAATTCAGACATTTTATCCCAATAATCATATTCTGGTGACTTTTCATCTCCATATATATTATTAAGACGGTTTAATTCTAATTCTGTTGTTTTTGTTAGTTGTAATTTCATAATTATTTAGTTATATATTTTACTAATTCTTTGTTCAACATCATTAATTTAAATTTACCTGGATTACTATTGTAAATTGATTTAACCATATTATAACTTACATCTGTAGCAAATATTTTCTCAGTAACAATTTTACTTATACGTTCTATAAGTGATTTTTCAACCGCACTATCTTTAGCATAAAACTCTAAATAGTTAGCAATCCTTGTACCTAATGTAGCAGCAATATCTGCTCTATAATCTTTATCTTTACCAACTAAACTTTTAAGTGTATTCATCACATATTGTTCATCTTGTGTCATGATGTTTTCTGGTGAAATCATCTTATCCAATTTATTATTAATGAACATTGTAAATAAAGTACTAAACTCAGAACCAACTGAACCTTCTCCAATCATTTGAATTAATGGTAATGACTCCTCAAATGATTTAAGTGAACTAATACTATTAAAGAACATACTAACACTTCTACTGTTAACTTCTTTAGTTATTAGTTCCGGATGTAATAACATAAAGTTAATACAACGACTATCTAGTTTAGACTGTTCAGCCCACTTACCCCAACATTTAAGATCAAATTTTAAATTAGCACTAATAAATCTTGTTTTTTGAGCATTATCAATACTATTAACTAAATAATCTCCATTATCAGGATTAGCAGTTAATATAATATGCCAATCTTTAGGCAACTTCCAACTTATATATTGTTGTCTATCAATTAACTCCATTACAGCTTGAATGAATCTCATATCAGCTCTATTCCAATCATCTAATAACAAAACACCACCTTTTGTTTTTCCACTAATCCATTCTGGTGGACAATAGCTCATACGATTTAGACCAGTTGATTCAAAACCTTTCTTTCTATAATCTTCAACACTATTCTCATCTACCCATTCAGTTTTTTTACCTTCATTCATTTGGAATTGTCTAATTGGAAAACCAACCAAGTCACCTATTTCTTCAATCTGTGCTAAGTTCAATTTAACAAAATTTAATCCTAACTCATCTGCTAACTGAACAATAGCTGATGTTTTACCAATACCTGAATCACCAATTACTTCTGTACTAACCATTGGCTTATTATTTTCTTGTAAGTAACGGTTATTGTCAATAATGTGTTTTAAGAAATCTTTTAGTTCATTAACATTTAATGAAACAGATGTGTTTTGTTTGTTTGTCGTTTTTTTAGCCATAACTTATTTTTTTATTTGTTTTTTTATTATAATTAAATATAATTCATTTATCAAGGTCATTATTTAATTTGAACTTTAGCTCCTGGTAATGAATCATTAACACTTCTTCCTGAACAATGAACCCATAAAACTGGTTTACATGGTTTAATACTTGTTTCACATTCACCATCAGTTAAGTAAATTAAGTTTTGATATTTATCTCTATTGTCTTGTAAATATTCAAGTACTGGATCATAACTTGTTCCACCTCTACCTGTTACTTCTTGAGCTTCTTGTATTTTACCTTTATATTCATAAACACGACCAATTGAAGCATCACATTCAATTACAGTTACTTGAGTTCCTGTTTTATGTATATGATATATTTCACTTAAAAACTCCTTTAAATCATCTTTACTAACTGAACCTGATGTATCAATAGCAACTAATGTATTTTTCTTTTGTTTGATTTTAAGAGCTGGATTACCATAAAAACGTTTATTTGGTTTACGTCTTGTTTTCTTAGTATAGATTTTAGAAGCCATACCATTAAAACGTCTTAAATAAGCTCTCCAATCAAGTACTGGTTCTTCACTAACATATAAACTATCAATCAATTCTTTTAATTCACCTGGTATATGTCCTCTTTGTTTTTGTACTTGTTCAGCAACATCTTTAAGTTGATGTTCAATTTGTTTTTCCATTAACTTCTTTTCAGCATCATCCATACCCTCAAATTGTTTCCAAAACTCATGAGATGCTTTAACTTGTACTTTAGTACCATCACCTAATGTTATTTCTCTTGCCTCACCATCTCCATTTGCTGCTTTCATAGCATCTACAAACTTACAAACATCACCATTTGGATTATTTTTACATTCTTGTAAAAGTAATTCATAATACTTTCTAGTACCTGCTTTTAAAGGCATATTCAATTCTTTAAATGGAGATTTAGTTATTTCTAAACCATCCCAAGTTTCATCTTTGTATTCATCTTGAATATATTGATTTATTTCAATATCAGCAGCTATATTCAACAATTCTTTTTCTGTAAACTCATCAAACATTTGTAAGTGTTTAAATGCAATATGTAACAACTCATGTTTTAAAACTGCTACTTTACAATTGTCAGATATTGTTTCCCAAAATTTAGGACTAATAACTAACTTAGTATTAATACCATCTTTAGCGACACATGCAGTTGAGACACTATCACTAATTTCTTTATTAAGACTAATTAGAAACAATCCATAAAATGGTTCTTTGAACATTAATGTTTTAGCGTGTTTGGCTATATCACCATGCATATCATTTATCATATTTTCTTATTTATATAAATTTAATTATTGGGCCTCGGTCGTAAAAACAATATCTACTAATGACTCAGCAGCTGAATTACTTAATTTAAATTCACGGTTAATATTATCTAATAAAAACTGTTTTACAATTCCGCCTTCTTTTCCATCTTTAAAATTCATTCTCAATCCAGTACCAAACGTCTTCCAATCCTTATCCCAATGTATGCCTTTTGTTTTAAGCATTTTTAATAGACTTTTTAAGTTGGTATTAGACGATGTATAATAACTTGGTCTGAATCCTGTTGTATGTATTAGTTCATTTAGTAAAAATGATATTGATAATAATGTTGGTTGGTCAATTACTAGATTAGACATCATTTCAAAACCCAACTTAACATTTGATTTATCAGAACTAAATAACATATCACGAAGTGTTTGTAAATAATCATCATCCAATTCAATTCCTTCTTTATTCAACTCAACAAATAACTCTTCATCAAACACAAATTTCATCTTTCCACTTTGTATAAGTGTTTCATTATTAATAATAATGTTTAACAACTCTAACAATTTATTTTCACGATAAAGATCAATTGATATTCCTTTTACTTTATAAGTATTATCATTATACTCAGTAATTATTTTTGGATATTTTGTAAATTCTTTTAATATATTATTTCTAACAAAACCAACTTTACTTTTATCAATTGCATTATTATATATATTAATAACATTATCATGTAATGTAGTTTTAAATTTTTTTACAATAATATCTATGAAATTTTCTTTAATAAAATTAATTTCATCATGTTTTAGTTTACTAATTAACTCATTAAAATATCCTTTATTAATTATAACCACACTAGCCATTCCAACTCTAGATGTTTTTTTCAAGTTGTTATCCTTAATAAACTCTTTAAGTTTAAAACGTGGTATTTCACTTGCTTTAGAAGCATAGATAATATCTCCTTTTTTAGGTATTACTGTGAGTTGTGATTTAATTAACTTAATCAAAGTAAAGATTTTATCAGCATCTCCCTCTTCAATAAAGTACTTATCCCAACTCCACCAATTTTGAAGATGCCATTCTGGAATACTTTTATTATAGGCAATATTAACAGGCAATACCTTATTCATTTTTATACTCATAATTAGTCTTTTTTAGTTGTTGTTTTATTAAATAAAATACTTGCTAAGAAATTTAATCCAACTGCTTGCCAAAATCCAATTGTAGGTAATCCAAATATTATTGGCATTAACCAATTCCAAAGAATCATAAGTGGTGCTCCTAAAAGTAGAGCGACTATACCTAAAACTCCAATTATTGATAAAATTTCTTTTATTTTTACAATGTTTATCATATTATTTATTTTTATTTTATATTCAAATTTAATTAATTAATTGAGGTTAAAATTATTCTCCATCTTCTTCTTCATTTATAACTTCACCATAGTATATATGATCACTTTGTAACTCATAACCAAACTTCATATCAACATTACCATTTCTATTCTTCATAAAGTTCATATATGTTCCACCACCATCACGATCACTTCTTCTTCTCATCTCCATCATTGCATCTGTCATATGTTTTAATTTATTTGAACCTACAAACTCACCAGATTTAGTAACTTGTTGAATTAATAAATGTGATGTAAATTTCTCTTGTTTATTTTCACCTTTATTATTCTTAACACACAAATCAACTAACCATGATTCAGCTTGTTTTCTATCCCATTTATTATCATCTCTAACTCCTTCTATTATTTCAGCAATTGAATCTATTAATACTAAATCCCAACCCATATTCATAACTTGTTCAATAACATCTTTTGTATTATGTTCTAAATAATCAGACATAAACAATGTTTGTATTTGTCCAAATTGTGGAAAACGTTGTGTATATTTAAACATTTGTTTTTTACCCATTTCACCTGAAATAAACAAACATTTTCTTCCACGATTTTGAACCCCTGATAAAACATCTAATAGTACAGTTGTTTTACCTACTCCTGGATCACCTATACACATAATATTAGTAGCACATGGAACACCACCTTCATGTGATATTAAATCATCAATTGACATACCACTTTTCATAGTTTCCATCATTCTTGGATCAATATCTAAATTATTCAATTTTATGATATCTAAATCAATTAATGTTGGAACTGATACTTGATATTCAGCTACTTGTTTTTTACTTGGTCTACCACGTTTTTTCATACTTATATTCATATTTTTTGATTTTTTATTTATATTTAAATTTATTGAAACAGTCGCGGTCAATCAATTTTATTATTCATATTCCGCTTTTCTTCCGTTTCTTATTATATAATAAATTTAACATAATAGTCACGGTCATTCAATTATTTTATTATTCTTTTAATTATTAATCCAATAATTTCAATGATATCTTTAATAATTTCAAATACATTAACTACAATCACCAATAATATTAATAACCAAATAATCATCTTTTTCCGTTTTTCTTATATAATAA